CTGTGGGACTGTGGTGGTGCGTAGGTAGTAATTCGTCATGTGGTCTTCGCTTGCATCTCTGCGTAGGTCAAGCCCGTGTAGTACTTCACGCTCTTGATGGAGTTATTGAGGTAGCCATCCCACACGCCGGAACCACTCACGCCCGTGGTCGATTGCGATCCCAAGGTGAGCCAGGTCGAGAGCGTGGTACCTACGTTGCTACCGCCGAACGTAGGCGTAGCGCCGTTCACGCACAGGTCGAACGATGCCGTAGGCGTTGGCGCATTCCACGCAATGGCTACCTTGTTCAGTCCGCTGACTAGCCCGGTCTGCGTCACTGGCGAACCACTGCTGAAAGCAATCTGCGCCGTGGCGCTGGCGTTGGCTTGCTTGAGGTGCCAATGCCGTGTGGCCGTTGGATCGGTGGACATGATCGATCGATCACCAGCACCGTACGCGCCGCGGTAGAACTCCACCACCATTGCGCCCGGTTGCGCGTAGAGCGATGTCCAAGCGGTACTGCGGATCACGGCATCGTCGGCGAGGCGAGTGAGTGCGGCTGTGGTGGTAGGGATGTAAGAACTTGCACTAGAATTCGCCTCTAGTTGTGCGCCCCACAAGATAACTCCTTTATCAGTGTCACCGAGGTAGGCAGAGCCAAGACCGAAATTACTACCAGAGTTAGATGGACTCGCCGTATCGCTTGGGCAAATTAAATAATATTGACACCACCGCGAAGTGATCGTTATGCGATACCAACCAGATCCAGCAGGGCCAGCAGGAGAGATGCTGTTCGTTGGAGTAGTGGTGAACCACGTTCCTGAATTGACAAGATCGGTACTGCTAATTGTTACATTACTTAGATCGGCTGTGATTCTGTAGTACGGCCCACCGGATCCGTTCCCTGCGCATAACGAAACCCACTGCCGTCCAAGAACTTTTACGTAAACGGAAAAGGTTCTTATTTCAGTGCTTGTACCTGGTGATCCTGAATCTTTGGCGAAAAAACGGGTTGAAGTACCGGCAGTCTCCAACATGTAGTCAGCCGTTGCATTTCCATTAGGTGCTGTGGTCGCATTAGTAGAAGCAGTTGCATTTGATTTTAGCCACGAAGCGTTACTGAAATCCTCGCTGTAACTGAAAAGATTCGTTGCCGCCGCCTCAATCAGCAGTCCCTTAGCCACGCCGCCCGTGTAATCGAATCGCGGATCGCCAGCAGCCGTGACCGTCTTCACGTACCCACTGGCATCGATGAAGGTGGCGCGCGCCGTGGAGTCTGCCCTGGTGAACGTCACGGCAGTCGGCATGGTGCCCGTGGTGAAGTCGAGCGCGAGTAGCGCCGTGTCGCCCAGCATCGCCTTACGAAACATGGAGGTGTACATGGTTAGACGATGCTCTCTGCTGAGGTGCGGAAGCCGATGGTCGCAATGTGGAGCGAGTCGGTCGTAGCGTGGTCGAGGTAGAGCACGATCGTGCCCCATGAGTTGGGCGCGTAGGCGGCCGTCTGCGCCATGGAAAGCGTCCAGGTGAACGTGCCGGATGCGGCAACCACTACGGCATACGTCCCGGTGTTCAGCGTGTTGGTAGATCCGATTTGCACGTTGCCCTTGACCGTGTAGCCGGTGAGGTTCTGCGCGGTGGTAGTGCCTTCCAGCTGCACAGTGCCGGCAAGCACCCACTCTTCGCCTGGGACAATTGTCACGGATGGATAGGAAAGCGCTAGGTCGAGATTAGGCATTAGGTGCACCTGATTGGGTTGGGGCGGTCAAAGAACGGGTACGCCTTGCCGAACGAGTCATAGACCACGTACACAAGCACCTTTGCCTCGAGGCCCGTAGTGGTCCAGGCGCTGCCACTCCAGTTGCTTCCGACCGGTCCGATAGACGCCGGCGGAGAGGTCAAAGACATTCCATCCGCAAAATTTGAAAGGTTGTGTTCTTCGCGGATGTTTCGGCAGTTCGTGTAGCTGAATCGTGAATCGGTGGTGCTGAGCGTGATGCCAGTCCCAAGCACTCCCGCCGGCGTCCAGATCTTGATGGTGTAATTCCACCGGTTGGAGGCTCCGGAAATGAGCGTGGCGCTGACCACCTCGCACAGACCCTGCGTAACGATTTGACCCTTGATGACCTGCTGGTCTGCCCACTGCATGGCCTCGCCGAAACGCTGCGTGGCGTTCGCCGCCGCTTGCCAACCATTGCACACCACGGCATTTGCTTTGCCGTACATACCGCCGTGGAACAGTGGTTGCGAGTAGGACATCAGAAGAGCATCGGCGGGTACGCCTTGACCAGATCGCCTTGGATGGTGGTGGGCAGGAATGACGTATTGAAATCGGTAGTGTTCGGGAAGCGCTGATACCAACAAACGCTTTGGCACTGGTTAATTTGCTGAGCAGGGCCAGTTGGCTGAGGAATCGATATCCCGGGCATTGTGATTGGTAAGCCGGTTGGGTTCGGCGTCGGCATCTGCTCGACGTGGAAGTAGGAATCAAAGACCCACGTGTGGACGATGCGCCAGAGCTCTCTATCGAGCGTGGCGCTGAATCCCTTGTAGAGCATCGTGCCAATGGAAGCGCCCAAGAACGCCACGCTGTTTCGCTTGTTCACAGCGTCATAGAACGTCTGGAACGGCGGATCCACTGGCGTTGTGGTCGAGATCAGCGGCGACCGATCCCACTTGTACTCGAGCTGCCTGGTGATCTGCGGAAGTTCCTTGGCGCGTGGATTGCCGTTTAAGTCAATCTTTGTTCCACCGATATCTGCTGGTGGAGGCCATGCAACAGTGCCATTGGTTGGCAGTGTTACGCCAGTGCGATACTCGGCGTACTGCCGGCTGCTCAGGCTGATCGTCTGCTTAGCGCCGTAGCCCTGCTTGGTAGCGTCAATCGGCGACATGGTGAAGTAGACCGCCGTGACTCGCCAGGTGTACGGCACAGCCGGTTCAGGCACAGCAGTGACCGATCGGCACACCATGCTGGCAATGCCGGTGTTCATCGTTGTACCGGTTGGGGTGTGAATCGCAGCCGGTGGCCGCGTCTGCACCATTGGCATTCCCGTCTGTGACAGTACCGCGCCGTCGCCGGGATAGTTCTCGCCGGAAGTTGTCGGCTCCCAATACGCCAAGTAAACCGCCGTCAGCGTCGTTTCATCGACGTTCTCGAAGTTCCACTGGCGCGAGTCCTTGACCTCGATCATTCCAAGAGTGCCCATTACTGCGCCCCCCCGCGTAACGACTTATCGATCGACCGTAGATACATGATGTTTTCCGCGCTCCCTTGTGCACCTGGCGCCGCATTTCCTTGATACGCGTAGTTCTGAGCGTTCGTTAGTTCATCGATTTGCCCAACTATTTGGGATCGAGTGTCCATAGCGCCTCGAATATCTCCACTAAATAGTTTCTCAATCCCAGAAAACCATGTGCCGCCCATCTCAAGCAACATATCGCTCGTCGCGCCCAAATTTGCGCGCCCTCGACCAACTGCTCCCATACCTGCATTGATGCCGGCAGCATTGCGTTCAACGCGCGCCCCCGCACCGGTCGCAATGTCGCCGGCAGCTTGTGAGGTCTGAATCGATCCAGGGGTGAGCGCCGCACCGATCTTGATATCCGCTCTTAGTTTGTCGGCGTTCGCTAAGTTGTTTGCGCCCATCGCCGCGCCCGAATACTTAAGCGCTGCGCTGTTCAATTCGGCCATCCGTCGCTCGACACCCTGGAACACCTGCGAGATCCCCTGGAAAGCCATCTGCGTCATCTGCAGGGTCGCGGTGATCCCTGCAGCAGCCGCGCCGCTACGTGCCGTCTTGTTCAGCTTGCCGAGTTCTGCGGTGGTCTTGGCGACGCCACGCGTGATACCACTGGTATCCATCTCCGCATAGATCACCGACTTCATGCTCTTATCTGCCACGGTTTATCCCCTTTTTGCGCAACCACGGCACTAGTTCGGATGGGCGCTTGTGTGTCAGCGCCGACGCGATGATGGTCAATAGGTACTCGCACCGTTCATTGGTGGTGAGTTCCTCGGCCAGTCCTGCGTCCATTTGCATCCTCATTTCGGGGCTTGCGTTTCGGTAGAGCCGCTTGGTAGCGGCGTTGTAAAACGGGGACGGTTCACCTCGTCAATCAGCGCGCTTGCCACTTCATGGTCCAGCGTTCCAACATCCACACCAGGTGCGAACAGTGGCGATCCATCCGGTAGCGTGAATAGCCGGGTCCACCAGTACGGCAGATCGTTCGCCAGTGAGATATCCGCCAGGGTCGCACGGCGTACCACCACCGGCCCAATGCCGACAATCTCCACCGTGCGCGGAGCCGATGCGATAATCTTGGACGGATCCAGGCTCACTGCTGCTCCCAGCTCAGTTCCCACGTACCGGCGCCAGTGCCGTCATCGCTGAACGATGCCGACGTGATTTGCACGTTCCAATTCGCGGCTGTTCCATCCATGGTGTTCCAATAGGTGGAGTTGCCCTGGTCGACATACTTCAGGGTCAGTACCGCGCCAACGCTGAGCAACAAGGTGGTTGGCATCAAGTGAGCACGCAAAGTGTCATCCGCAGTCGAAGTCTGCCGGAAGAGCGTCAGCGATCCGGATACGCGAGTCCGACCGGGCGCGTACTTCTTGCGCCAGTCGCCGATCGCGGTGACCTCGAGCGAGTCTTTCTCGATGTTCAACGTAAAGCTCTTGACCTGAATGGTGATGCCGGTCGAAGCCGTGAAGCCCGAGAACGTGATTGCGCCGCCGTAGCCTGAGATAAGAGCCATTAGATGTCCTTCGCCAAGATGGTTAGTACGAGAGTCACGACGCGTTCGGCGTCACTTTGTCCGTCATCAGGTGCGTCGGTCCGTGCGCTTGCCGCCACAGCCACCAGCACCAGTGTGATGTCATTCACGTTGTCCACTACGTTTCCGCTGAACTGAGCCAGTAAATCGTCAGCAACGTCCCAGGCATCGATGGCTGTATTCGCCACGCACTCGGCTGTCACCTGCATCGTGTAGTGCCCCGAGAGTTTCGATGGCATCGATACTTCGACGTCCATCTGTGTGACCTCGTAGACGATGTACGGGGTCGGATCGCCGGCACGGCGCAGACCAACCGACACGTCCGTCTTGGCGCTACTGATTGCTAGGTACAGCGATTTGATGGCAGAAAGGAGGCCCACTATTTACCCCCCAGCAGCTTCTTGGCTTCCACCAAGACTTCGCGTGCCATTGCGTCTGTGATTCGTCCGATCGCCGATTGTGCCCAAGAGCGCGCCCGACCACTACCGGGAATGCGCCGCGCGCCACCGCGTGCCACTCGGAAACGTGGTGACGTCCACCGGCCAGTGGCGTCGCGGTCCTGCTGCTTCGACCAGGTATTGCCCTTGCCTGGTGAGGGGTTCGCGGAGTTGGTGTACTTCTGCTCGCCCTTGCCGCCGTGCTTGTAGCCCTGCTCGAGCAGATGGAACACGCCCTGCCGGCCGCGTGCCGCCTTGCCGCCCTTCTTCCCGTAGCGCACGCCCATCTGTGCGATCAGTTTCGCATCGGGACCAGCGCCGCCGCGCTTGATGGTTACGCCTACCGCGCTTGCCATTGCCTTCCGGTGGAGGTTCTTGCCGCGATAGGGTCCAGTGCCGACTACGGCGCGAAGTTCCGTTACGAACGGTCGTAGCGCCCTGCGGATGCCTGTGCGGCGCGCCTTCTCGTTTAACTCAGCGCTCAGCCGGCCAAGCGCCGCTGCTACGGTCGAGTTGTCGACCTGCAAGTGCATTTGCGTCGCGCCCGAATTGACCGCCGCCCGTCGGTACGGCGTCGAAATCGGACTCATATCGCGGTCATGTCGTCTCATTGCGTCACCTCGGTCGCGATCACGCGCAGACGCTTCTTGCGCCCACTGTCCGGGTCCACCACGCTCGATACGTTGTAGGTCGTCCCATCCAGGATCAGCCGGCTACGGGCGTTGATGATCGGGCTCCAGGCTGTCTCAATGTCCAGGTCAGTCCGGATCGACACGCCGAGATCGTCAACCACTTCCCGCTGTGT